TAAATCCTAGCATTGTACAATCGGACACACTCGCAGGGTCATCACCAAATGCTTCTTGTAGTTTACCTGTACTTCCCACATTTTGCCATGTTGGGGGTAACCAAAAAGTATAGGGTGGTCCACACGTACAGGGTTCACAGTTGGGATAATTATATATCTTTTTAGTGATATAAAAGTTCTCAAATAAAACTTTTAGCATTGGTTTAAAGACTAGGATAGATAAGAGAATAAGCATTATTAATATAGCAATCCAATTTCCAATATATACGGCGAGCCCTGCGGCAAAGGGATAAATATATATCCATAATCCCATAGTATTTGCCCCATCCAATGCATAAGCAGAAAATTGTAAAACTAATAATAACCCCGCTAATCCGATAGCAATTGCCGAGAGAATAATAGTTATCATTTGAAATATTCGGGAGATTTGTTGTTGTGTAAAAAAGGTGGTCCCTCCTCTAAATGCATCGTTAATAGGAAATTCTTTTGTACTGTCTGTACACCTATTTTCTGCTGGTGGGTTTATAGATTTAATGCCTATAAATTTCCATCTATTATTAGGACTAAATGATGGGTCCGCACTGCTATCCACATTTTTACGATAGTTATCGATAAAACTTGCCACCGTATATACTGTATTGGGGGCAAATTCATAAAAATAATCTTCGCAGGTATATGCTGGTGAGTTTTCCCACGTCTTTGGTGCCCCCACCAATGGATAGTCCACCAATTTATCGGAAAAAGTGTAACTCGGAGAACTGTATTGTTGTTGGGTAATAGGATTATCATACAGCTGACTTGGGTCAGTCTCCTGTATATATTCTCTAATGTTGGGCACTAAATAACTTGCATTTCTCACATCACTACCGACAGAATCAAAACTTATTCTAAATCTATACTTTGCTTTTGTTGGAATTCCTTTTTTAGGGTCATCTGAAATAACTTGTTCTCCATATTCGTTGGTAATAATAAAATCTAAATTCATTGGTAGTTGGGTAACCCACGCTCCATTTCCATCAATCACTTTACCACCCTTTTCTAATGCAAAATATTCTAATTTAGGTGTACACCCATCTTCTTCAAATAAAATAGTGTGTCTCACCGCTTCTATTAAACCGGTTCCTGTAGTTAAATTACACAATTGTCCCTGATATTTAGCTGGGACCCCATTAACACTAACAAAATTAGAATCATCATCTGTAATTATAGAACCTAAAAAAGTTGCACTAGGTATTATTTCTACACCAGAATCTCGTAAATCAAAATCACTCCTAGAAATTCCAATTTCACATAAGTTTTCATCCCCCCAAAAAGGAATTACTTCTACTACTTTATTTTGGATGATTATTTGAGGAAGATTATCTAAATTCTCCGACGTTTTAAATTCTAACGCGCTTTTAAAATCAGTGGCACTTCTTCCTTGGTTAATAAAATGATATGGTCTCATAGAATAACATCCTATGTTACTAACATCTATACTAGCATGAATAGTTTGGGTACCGAGAGGAACACCCCAAATCATAAAATCACCACTTTCATTTGTCTTGGTGGTGTATTTGTAATATTTCTCAAAAATCTCTAAAACTATGGGATTATTTATAACCTCATCCGCAGTAAAAAAATTACCTGTTGCATTATGATTACACCCATCAGATAATTTAGGTAATAAATTATACCTGTATCCTTCCTCATTTTTATCTGTTACTGTTTTATATGGATATAACTCGGAGATAACTGGGTCATTTTCATCCTCCTCAGTAATAGGAATAAAAACAGAGATTTTTGCGTTGGGGACACCAAAACCACCATTAGCTAATGCTCTTCCAACTACAACGCCGTAATCGGCACACATTCTATTATAAACATCAGATTTGGAAATCTTTAAACTTAAGATTTCAAGTAGGTCAAAATCTTGTTCTAAACGTACTTGAATATTCTTATCTTCCTTTACTGTGGTTTTTATTCTTACTGATTTTGGCATAAAATATCTTTAACAAATAAATAGTTAGGGTATCAAAATCAAATTTAAGTCAGCTTACAAATATGTAAACTAATTATGAGATAGTAGTGTGGGTAGTAGTTTTAACTCGGACAGCAATATCCTTAGTTGGATATTTAACTTGGAAAGATTGATTTGGTTGGGCAAAAACAATTCCATCTATTAATTCAATTTGTTTGGTGACTTCATCTGCATATCTTTGAGAGACTTCATTGCTAGAGTATTGTCCCCCTACTTTGTTATAAAGTCTTAAATCTATCAGATTAACTACACCATCTTGTAATGAAATATTCTTTGTTAATTCACCCACATATACATCTTGCCCCATTTCCTTATTAACTGGAGAAAAGAAATCGTTTACCGTATCTATAATATTAGTAATAACTTCTCCTTGATTAAAAGATGGTTGTATAACGACATCTATCTCTGCACTTAAATCAATTACTTGTGCAGATTGGGTTAGGATATAATCATTTAACATCCTATAATCCGAAAGATATTCTGCAATATTATACATCAAAGTATTACTTACTTTAGAAGTAAGACTTCCATCAGAAGAGTAAGATAGAAGATTCACCAATATTTTATTTTCTTCTTCTATAATTCCACATTTAGCGGGTGCACCAAAAATGCCTGGCATTCCATTAATTAAAGATTTATAATCAGTAATAGTGACCGCACGTTTTTGTGCAGAAAAATTAAATCCTACATAATTTCTTATTTCTTCCACTGTGGGTTGGTTAGCTCCCCCAATAGCGGCAGTTACATTATTAACATTTAAAGAATCAGAAACTGAGGTATTAATGTTGGAGTTGGGTCCATTAATGACAAAATCTATAGTTCCAAAACTGGTAATAGAATTTGGTCCTATATTGGTTGCTTTACCACCACCTACTCTATATTGAATGAATAGGGTTGTATTGGATTTTGGTGTTTGCCCTAAAGATAAATTATTCATATATTTACTTAAATCCATCGTATATCCCTGATTGGAAAAATCTTCCAAACTATCTTGTGCACTACTCGTTCCACCCCCTAATGTCAAAAAGAAAAATCCTTCTGGTGTGTATTCAGTTATAAACCGTTGGTCTACTGTTTTCCATTTCCCCACTTTTACTCCCGGCATATCTGATTTTTTAGTATCATCAATGATGAATACTTTATCTTCAGCTAACGCGTCTACTTCATACCATTTGTTTTGTGCAGTTAAGAATTCAGTAGATTTGGGGATAGCCTGTGTACTGGTTCCGTCTTTTTGGATTACTGCACTCACCCCTAATACGTTCTTTTCAGGTAAAAATATTTTTAAAAATGGTAAAATGTCGGTATCGGTAATAGGTTTTCTAAACACTTTGGTAATACCATTAACTACCACTTCTCTTTTAGTAATATTATAACTTACAATAGTTCCATCTGAATTGAAATTAGGTTTTTTAGTTCTATTAGGAAACCCTGTGGAATCGTAAGGAATAGAAAAGTCTACATCATATATATTTTCAAAGACTTGTCCGGCACCTCTCACTTGTGAGCCACTCCGTAATTTACCTAAATACCGGACATCTTCTTTATCTCCACCCCCCGCTACTTGTGCTACGGGAACTGTTATTGTAAAATCACATACCCCTACTGAAGGCCGATTACCGGGAATTTTAAGACCATAGGTTCTTGCAATATTATAAAGAGAAGATTTCTGGTGTGCAAATTGTAAGACTGTCTCTTGTAAACTTCTATCTATAGAATAATGTAAATTATCTGCAATTGCCGCATTTAAATCGAGAAAAACAGAAAAGATAGATGCGTCATTAGCATTTTGTATTAACTCGGGATATTGTTGGTGTACGTAATTAAGTAATTCACTTCTGAGTCCAACAAAATCTCTTTCTGTATAGGATATTTTATTATTTGCCATCTTATAGGTTGATTATTACAAAGTCTTTAGTCTCAAATGCATTATTCACAATCGTATAGTCAATTCTTACTTTAGCTGTATGTTCTTTAGTACCTTGTCCAGCGATTCTGTAAACGCGTGGGTCATTATCTGCAACAATTGTACCCGGTAATTCTTCTGCTTCTAAAGCGGGCTCTACCTTAACTGAATTTAAAATTAAATTAGGTATATATTTAGATACTTGGTCTCTGATTTCACTTTCAATAGCGTCAAAGGTTGGACTGTCTAAAGGTTCAAAAATATATTCATATAACCGTGTACCAAAATCAGGAAGAAAATATCTACTCCCTTGACGTGTAAGTAAAAGATGAATTAAATCCGCTTTAATTTCCTCTTCGGGCGTCTCAGTTAATTGAAGGTAGTAACCTAAGTCACTATCTTGAAAAGGAAAATCTATTCCGTATGTCCCAAATTCAGGCATAATTGTTTTTATATAAATACTCCTAAAGTAGAATCTAAAGAGTTATTACCAAAACTTGTTTATTGTAGGTGTGTTCCTCTAGGTCTACACCCAAATTTTTAACAATTTTTTTTACTGTAGCTTTTATTACTTTACTATCTCCAGTAATTATTTCTATTTTTTTACTTCCAAATAAAATTTGGTCATTAATAAAACTCTCAATAATATTGTTTGTATCATTAATTTTGTAACCGTATAAATTTAGGGTTGGTGTCACGATTCCTCACTTTCTATTGTTTTATGTCTCTGTCCACAATGTGGACAACTAATCCAATTCTCAGTATTATCTAACGAGAAATGGTGGTCCCCTATGGTCCACCATTTACTACATTCTCCACATTTAAAGTGATATAATATTTCCTTACTTACTTTATGTAATTTCACTAATTTCTTTATTTTTTTTAATATACGTTGCCCCCACATCTATTTCACACTGGCCTCCTGCACACGCAAGTTCTCCCGTAAGGTTGGTGTTATCATCCAACTCAATAATTTTTGTTAAATCTAATTCTTTTAAACTTTTCATCATTTTTTCATAAGTTTCTTTATCACAATCTTCAAATGGTGCCTGTTTATATGTTCCTCCATTATATGGAAGAACTGATAAACCATTATAACATTCTCTATTTTCCCACATCCATTCACCTGCAAGGTCCCAATCTTCATGATTTAGTGAAACTGTTGCTGAGACATTGTGGGTGTTAGACCCTTTTCTATGCCCACTTTTTACCCATGATTTAGATACTTTTTTAACTCTTTCTAATAATTGGAATGGAGATTCTGTTCTCATAATTGCCCCTTCTGGAGCTTTTTGTGGTACAGAAATAACAGCAGTGTCGTGAGGTCTAAAATACTCATCTTCAATTAATTCATTATGATTATGAAATAAATAATGATAAATAGATTCATTTTTACCTACTCTCATTCTTCTAATATAATAGTCGTTATGCCATGCATGAATACCAGATGATGTTCCCAATGCTAAAGATGTAGTTCCTGCAGGTTTTACTGTTGTACATCTTGCTGCTGCATTGATATTAATTAATTTAGATACTCGAGTGTTTTCTCTTTTAACTAAACTTGCAGCTTTTGACATGTCATAACCCAAGACACTACCAGAACCTATACCTGTCATACTAATACCAATTAAAGCTTCTTTCTCAGTAGTCTCTTGCCATACTTCTCTCAAATAATGAAATTCTGTATATCCCGCTTGTAAGGTCCCTATAAATGTAGCTGCTTTTACACGTTCATTCAACTCTTCTTGAGTTTCAATATCTGAAACATTAACTTCACATAAATTACAGAATTGGTAAGGTCTTAAAGCAATCTCACAACATGGATTAGTTCCCCAATCTTTATCATTTGAAAAATAAATGCCGGGTTCTCCAGCACCACTTAACTCTACACGTTTCCATACATCTAGAAAAAATTCTTTGGTGATTTTATGTCTCATTAAAACAACTGAATTATTTGCCCTTCCTCTTTGGGGATTAAGTTCCCACCATGGACCTGATTTACATCCAATCATCTCAGTATCATCTGCAGAAAATAATGAAATAAGTGCTGCCCTTCTGATACCACCAGCTAAAACCGCATCTGCAATATAACACACAATATCATGAACTTCTATCGGTGACAATTTATCACCATCTTCTTTTTCACTTAATAACCCTTCTATTTTAACTAAACATTCTTTTAGTGGTTGTGGTCCCGGAGCTTTACCACCAGATGTAACTAATCTTGCACCTTTTGGTCTAATATCCGAATAGTCAAATTCAATACGAGAACCTTTTCCATTCAAATAAGATTTTATTAATACTTTAATAGAATCTGCCCAACCTTCAATAGAATCACCAATTAAAAATCTTCTTTTACGTTTTGGATATGGCTTATTAACCACTGGTAATTTTTCTACATGATGTTTTTGTACAGAATACCCCACACCCGTTCCACCTAATAATAAAAACATACATTCACTAAAAGTGTCCATGTGGTCTATAGGCATATAAGCACAGTTATAAATTCTATTAGGTGAAATCTCAATAGGTTTACCCCCAAACTGCATACTCCTCATTGATGGGAGGACTTTTTTATCATACACAAATTTATAATTTTTTTCTATTTCCTCTTTTAAGTGAGGAAATTTTTTAAGGTGCATATTCTTGTTACGTGTAACTAATTCTGCCCATGTTTCTCTCCTATTAAGTTCTGGATAATATTTTGCATACTTCATGTATACAGTTATGTCTGATAAAATTTTACTTGAAACCTCCATACATTAATTTTAATTTACTGGTTATTTATTGTTTGTCGCCGTCTTTCCAGAGCTTGTCTTACTCTTTCACCGTTTTGTTGTTCTCTTTGTTGTTCTAGGTCTAATAAAGTTTGTGATTGTTCAGTATCTATTTCTAGTGTCTCATTATTAAATGTACAATTCTGAAAAACAATACCATCTTTGCCAACCCTAGACTTAGTAATTGCAATAGTTGCTAAGCCTAATTCTTTTTGTTGTAAAGTTTTTGCAATAGTAATAATTACATGGCCTACTTGTGCTTTCTTAATAGAACCACCCATCATATCGGTAGTCACTACTTCTGAACTAATAGAAGTTCTATTTCCTTGAGCTGCTGTCCATCCAACAACATCTAATTCATTACACATACTTTCAAATTGTCTCATCACAAGACCTTCTCCAGCCCATACTTCATTAAAATGTTTATCTGGTAAGATACAATCAATATAATCTAATACTATCATATCAAACTTATTACCCTCTGCTACTAATTTTCTAATTCTATTTTTTATCTTAGCTATTGTTATACTATCAGATGGAAGTTTTTCTAAAATAAGTTTACCACGACCTTCTCTAAATGGAGTGAGTTTTTCTATAACTTCTCCTTTACGACTCGCTTGTTCTATAGCTGGAATCTTTGTCCAACAGGTAAGGTGTTTTCTTTGTATTACTTTAGGATTGTCTTCAAAAAATATTTGTAATACATTAAATCCTAAATTATAAGCAGTATTAGCTAACTTGGTTAAGACTGTCGTTTTACCTACTCCTGTCGGTGCAAGAAAAACTCCGATTTCTCCTTTAGCTAGTCCCCCATCTAATAAATTATCTATTCCAGTAATACCTAACGGAATGGGATGTCTAAAATCATCAATTAATGCTTCATCTAATTCACTAAATACATCCATCGCTTCATCTCCACCTTCACCTACTTGTATAGCATCTCTAATATATTCTTCACATTTATCATAAGATTCAAAATCTCCTTTTTCTAATATTTTATTAACCTTACTAATTGCTTTTTTTAATTCTTGTTGTTTACAGAATTTTAAAGCTTTTTCTTGAATCCATAAATGGTCTTCTAAAGCACAATCTCTAATGTCTGCTAACATATCAAAAATAGTTTTTTTAGCCATTTCTGAAGTAACTTCTAACCGGGTTAATTGGTCTAATGCATCAAAACTAGGTGGGGTATTATAATTCTCATGATATTCTTTTACCATTTGTGAAATCAACTTAAAATATTGATTATCGAAATACTTCGGGTCGATAACATCCACTATAGTATTAGCGAATTTTTTATCGGTAATTAATTGATTTATTAATTTGAGCTGGAACGAATGCCCCAAGTACCCAAAACTTTTACTTTCCTTCATATAGTTTACTGGTTTAGGTATAATATAAA